AACCCCGCCCCTTGCCCTCCCCGGACAGTCGCTTCTGCGCCGCGTCGATCTCAGCCTTGGCCGCCTCAAGCTCGGCCTTGGTTCCGGCCGCCTCGAGGGCGATCTTCCCCGTCGCGCCCGTGGCACGCGCCTGGCCTCCCTCGGGGATGGTGGCGGGTGAGACGACCTGGGAGACCTTGCCGTCCCCCGCCTGGAGGCAGACGCACTCAGCGCCGACCGCGGTCACGCCGCCGTCGGCCGGGGCGACGACCTCACTCACCGGGTCGTCCGCTGGCAGCTCGACGCGCACCAGACCGCCGTCGAGGACGTCGAGGACGCGGCCCGTGGCCCACGTGCCCGCCTGCGAGCCGGAGCCGTAGGAGGCTTGCTGGTTGGCGACCGCCGTAGCCGGGGACGGCTTGCGGTCGATCCACAGATTCGGATTCACCACGCCAGCTCCTCCATATCCACGCGCATCTGCCCGCCGGGCTTGTCCACCGGCAGGGAGTAGGCGACGACCTTGCCGACGATGATTTCCCCGCCGTCGGTGTGGACGGCGATCACGTCACCGGCCTCCAGGCGCGGGTCAGGGGCGATCTCCACCGACCTCTTCGACGCCGCCGCGAGGGCTGTCGCCATGTTCGTGCTGGCCGCCTTCTGGACCGCCGAGGCCGAGGCCGCGGCGTTGAACTCCTTGCGCTCAGTCACCCACCCGTAGACGGCCGGCTCGTAGGGCCAGGAGGCCGCCGTGGCGACCCCGGTCCACTTCACGGCGGGCTTCTTGTCATCGGACTGCTGCGGACTGCCGACGACGACCCACCGGTTCGGGCGGCGCTCCACCGACTTGCGGGGCGCCTCGATGAGGAGGTCCCGGCCTGTGTACCGGGCCACCGGCTCCGAGCCGCTGGCCTGCGCCCACAGATGCAGGCACCCATCGGCCTTCACTGCCCAGCCCAGGCCCCGGGCCACGCACAGGTCCCGGATCGCCTCAGTCCGAGAGTGCCCCCACTGAGTGGACGGGCTGACCAGCGGGTTCGGGGTACCCCGCTCCAGCACCACCGGGAGGGCCCCAGCCAGGCGCTGCGCCTCAGACAGGACAGTCGCTCCACTAGGGGGAGACGACGGCCAGGGCATCGGGTCCTGCTCGAGCACCTGCAGCAGGTCCAGGCACTCGACCTTGACCTTCCCGGAGGCGTCCTCCTCCCAGGACTGGTGCTGCCACCACCCCAGGTCCACCTCATCCCGGCCGTTCCGGGTCTCGAGAATGGCGACGACATGCGACCGCTGCCCGAAGTTGTTGAGCGGACTGGCCGGACTGGTCGGAACCCAGGACGCGGGGCACTCGTAGGTCAGTTTGCCGGGGACCACTCGGTCGCTGGACCAGTCGATCTGCACGCCCTCGCACGGCACGTCCAGGGCGACGACGGTGCGCCCCAGGTGGACGTCGATCCTGGCACCGACGGCGACAGGGCCAGCCAGGGCCTCAGTGCTAGGCCCCGGTCTCATGGCATCCCCTGCACACGGCGGGCGACCTCGATGGCGGACCACGCCTGCCACCCCGGTTCGTCGGGGTGCGCCTCACCGTAGTCCTGCCACTCACCCCACGTGGTCACCGGGACAGCCCCCAACGGGGCATCCTCGGCGCGGGGCTCGTGCGCCGTCCACTTCACCGTCAGCTCGATCAGATCATCAATGAGACGCTTCCGGGAGACGCCAGTGACGGTGACCGTCCTCGGCGGCACCCCCGCCGTCGGGGCGGCCGGGATAAGCATGATCGGGTGATGGCCTTGGAGCACCCACCAGACGTATGCCTCGGCGTCGGGGTGGCAGGCGATGACGCCGCTCCCCGTCTCAGGCTCATCCCGGAGCGCCCACCGGGTCACCCCGCCGACACGGGATGTCTTCGCCGACCACTCGATTGGGTCCTCATTGGACACGTAGATGAGGCCGGGGAAGGAGCGCCCATCCTTGCCCGTGACGTAGACGCCGTACCAGTCCCCGACGGGGCGGGTAAGCGACACGCTGTCGCCCCCCGCCCTGTAGGTGGTCTCGACGCCAGGCGCGGCCAGGCCATCCGCCACGAGGTGCTGCCCCTCCCCCAGGCGGGCCAGCACACGGTCACCAGCGGTCACCGTGGCCGGCCCATCCACGAGGAGGGACGGGAGCCCAGACGTCGTGCCGATCCACCCCTTGAGTGCCATCCTGGCTCCTCTCAGTCGTTGCGTGACGCCTCGACGGCGACCCGCTCAGCCTCGACACGCATCCGGCCCACGAGTGCCCCGTCGACATCGCGCACCTCGAGCACCGAGGGCGTGTTGCCGCCCTTGCCGAGGAGGTTGTCGATCTTGGACCACTGGCCGCCGGTGAACACGGGCTCGGGGCGCCCGGTGGCGTTGAGGACCGTCGTCAGTCCCGGCTGCAGCAGGCCCCCGGAGTCGAACTTGTAGAGGCCGGTCGACGGGGACCCGTAGATCGGTGTTTCCCGCACGGGGATGCCGAACGTGGGGGCCTCCACCATCCGGCCACCACCACTGGCGATGGCGATGTGGTGGGCGGGGTACCCCCAGAACAGGAGCGTGCCGGGCGTGTTGTAGGACCCGCCGGGCGTGCTGCCTGCCTGGTAGCCGGCCGCCGTCAGACGCGGGATGTTGCTCCCCATCTGGTGGGCCGCCCAGTAGACCAGGCCGGAGCAGTCGACGCCGGGCGGGATAGAGGATCCGCCCCACACGTAGGTCGCGCCGATAGCCATCCGGGCCGCGTTCACGATGTCGCTGGCGGCCATCGTCGCCGTCTTGCCCTTGAGCCACTCCCCGAACCCGTCAACCCAGCGCCCAGGCAGATTCGCCGCCATGTCGTGAAAGAACCCGGAGCCGGGCAGGCCGGCCATGACCGCCTTCATCGGGAGGCGGATCAGGTTCTCCACCGCGCCGAGCGGGTCCGAGATGATCGAGGAGACCGCATCCGCCGCGCTAGAGATCCAGTCGGTGGCCGTGTTCCACCCCGACTTCGCGGCTCCCTTGATCTTGTCCCAGATACCGCCGTCGGCGAAGGCTGCGAAGCGGGCGCCCTGGTCTCCGCCGGGGATGTGCGCCCCGCTGCTCCCGCGAGCTGCGGCGTTCATGCGGTGGACCGCTGCGGGTCCGCCGACGGCCTTCACCCACTCGGGCCGCATGATGGCCTCGCCCCCGGACAGGGCGAGTGCCCCGCCGCCGTCAGGCGAGAAGAAGTGATAGATGTCCTTCCCCGGCGAATATCCGGGCAGGACACCACCACTGGCGTATCCGGGAATGCCGGACACTGACGGGAGCCTCATCGACAGGCCGAGCTTCTCCGCAATGGAGTCCGCGGTCTTCTTAATTCCGTCGCGGTAGACGGTGTTGATGATGAAGTTGATCGGCTTGGCGGCGACCGATTTAACCCCATCCCATACGGTCTGAATACCGGACTTCATGGTCTCGAACGCCTTCTTGATGTTCGAGGTCACGGTGTCGAAGATCGGCTTGACTGTGTTCTGGAACCAAGACACGACCGTGTTGATCGTGGACTTGATGCCATCCCAGATGGTCTTCAACCCGCCCCACAGGAGGTCGGCACCGGACTTGATTCCGTTCCACACCGTGGAGATAACGGGCTGCACGTAGGTCTGGAACCATGAGACGACCGTGAGCACGGTCGCCTTGATGCCGTTCCAGATTGTGACGATCCCATTCCATAGGAATTGTGCGCCCGCCTGGATGCCGGTCCACACTGCGGAGATGACCGGCATGACATAGGCGGTGAAGAAATCCGCCACCACCTGCACCGCGGCCTTGATCCCATCCCAGATCGTGACGATCCCATTCCACAGGAACTGGGCCCCGACCTTGATGCCATCCCAGACGGCGGCCAGCACGGGAGCCACGTAGGCGTTGAACCAGTCCACGGCCGCCCCGACGGCGGCCATGATCCCGTTCCAGACGGCCTGAATCCCCACCCACAAGTACTGGGCGCCGGTGACGACCCAATTCCAGACCGTGGAAAGCGTCGGGGCGACGTAGGCCATGAACCAGTCCACGACCGCCCTCACCGCGACCTGGATCAGGGTCCAGACGACGACGAACGGGATAGACAGGAGCCAGAGCCCCACCTTGATCCCAGTCCACACCGCCTCAAACACCGGGACGACGTAGGCGGTAAACCAGTCCGCGACCGTCTGCACCGCGGACTGGATCCCGGACCAGACGCTGGAAACGATGCTCACGAGCCCGTTCCAGATGCCCCCTAGGACACCCACGGCGCCCGTAATAAGGGGCACCACGTAGGAGGTGAAGAACCCGCTGACGGCGTTCCACACCGTGTTCCAGGTCGAGCTGAGCGCGTTCAGGGTCGCGTCCCAGTAGGGGGCGATCCAGTCCAGGAACTTGCGGAACTCGGCGGTTATCGCCGCCCACGCCTTCTTGCCCGTCTCCGTCTGGGTGAAAAACCACGCCAAGCCCGCCACGAGCGCGGCAATAGCGGTGACGATCAGGAAGATCGGGTTAGCGTTCATGACCACGTTGAAGGCCGCCTGAGCGCCCTTCGCCGCATTCACGGCACCCTCCATGGCCTTGAGATTGGTCACCCATTTCAGGATGCTGCCGGCTTCCTTGATCGCCCCCATCGTCTGAGTGGCCTTGTGGAGGCCATAGAAAGCCGTCGCCGCGGTGCCGACCGTAACGGCCAGGGTGGAGAGCATCCCCTTGTGCTCGATGCCCCAGGACGTCGCGGTCAGGATGGCGTCGCCGACCTTGACGATGGCGTCACGCAGGCCCTCCAGGAAGCCGGTCAGCGGCGAGTTCGGGTCGAGCCCGAAGAGGGGCTTATCCGTCTCCCCGGTGAAGATGATCTCCGTGAGCCCCTGCACCGACGGGATCAGCGTGTCGTTAATCCAGGTGCCAGCCTCGATAGCGGCGTCACGGACGTTGAAGAGAAAGTCGACTAACGCGCTATCCTCTTCGAGTCCGAAGAGCGAATCGGGGCCCTTGTAGTCGCCGGAGAACAGGATCGACGCGACGCCCTGGATCCCGGGGATCAGGGTCCCGGTGATCCAATCCCCGGCCGCCCGTGCGGACTCCCCGATCTTGAAGAGGAAGTCAACGATCCCACTATCCTCTTCGAGGCCGAAGACCTTGGAGGAGCCGTCGAACTGGCCCTTGGAGAGAATGTCCCACACACCCTGGATGCCGGGGATGAGGTTGTTCTGGATCCAGTCGAACGCACCCTCGGCCCCCGACGCAACGTTCCCCATGAAGTCCGTCAGGGCAGGCTTGATCTGGTCGACAATCCCCATTGCCCCGGACACGAGGGTGGCCTCGAGGTTGCCCCAGGCGCCCTCAATCGTCTGGGTCGACGTCGCCGCCTCCTTGGCGACATCCGTCATACCAAGGTCCATCACCGCGGCATTGAATTCCTCGGCGGTGATCTCGCCCTTCTCCATCGCCTCACGGAAGTTCCCCGTGTAAGCACCGGCCTCAAGGAGGGCCTGCTGGAGTTTCCCGGACGCGCCGGGAACAGCGTCGGCGAGCTGGTTGAAGTTTTCGGTTGTGAGTTTTCCCTGACCGGCGGTCTGGGTAAGCACCATACCGACGGACTTGAATGTTTCCGCATTTCCGCCGGCGACGGCATTCAGGTTACCTGCGGCCTCGGCGAGTTTGTCGTAGCCCTGGACGTTGTTGGACGCCAGTTGGGCGGTGATCGACTGGATATCCGACAGGCCGTAGACGGTTCGGTCCGCGTACTCTTTTGTCGACTTCGTGAGGCGGTCGACGTCGGCCGCGGACTTGCCCGCGAAGTTCAGCGTGTTCTTGAACTTGTTCGTCGCGTCGGAGGCGTCGATAGCCTGCTTCGCGATGTCGGCGAAGCCCGTCGCGAGCCCGACGGCGGACGTGACGGCGAGCGCCCCGGCGGCGATCTTCCCGACCTTGCGGAACGCGCCCCCCAGGCCGGAGACGATGCTGCGCTCAGCCGGCCGAGTGTCAACGTCCCCCAGAGCCTCCTTGAGCTGCTGGGAGATCGCCTTGGTGGAGAGGGCCACCTGGATCCAGGCTGTGCCGATGGTGTGTCCCGCGGGCTTGCTGCCAGCCATTCAGGCCCTCCTCTATATGGCAGGAGGCCCCACAGCGGCGTGCTGTGGGGCCTCCCCTGTGTTGGTTATGTGCTGGCTTGGGCGGCCAGTTCTGGGTGCCTGGCGAGCCAGCGGCGGGCCTTGGCGTCCTGCCTCTCCTGTGCCTCCCGCGCCTTCTGCTGCCAGCCGGGTTCGGGCGGCTTCGGCGGCTTCGGCAGATCACTCTGCTTGGCTCCGACGGCGGAGGCGATGTAGCAGCAGATCTGCCAGGCGGCCATGCGCGTGGCGGTCACCTCGTCGGAAAGGGCGACGTCCCCACCCATGGCCCTACCCAGGGCGCTCCCCGGGGGCAGGCCCCGGATGAGGGCCAGCAGCCTGCGCGGGGTCAGCCGGCCCCGGTAGAGGTCCAGCAAGTCGATCCCGTACACCCGCAGGAGGTCGGCTTCGATCTCCTCCCCATGCTCCCTGAGGAGCCTGGGGAGGGCGATCAGTTTCCCGCCTTCAGGGCCTCGAACACCTGCTGGAGGAACTCACCCATGGCGTCGGCGTTGACCTTGCCGTCCTTGCGGACGTGGGCCTTCACGTCGTCGTAGGCGTCGCCCAGGACGGCGCGGGTCACGCGCATCATCGCGGCCGGGGAGGCGCTACCGTCCTCCATCGCGGCCAGCGCCTCGATCACCTCCCAGTCGGACTGGAAGACGGTCGGGTCCACGGCGACGGTGAGACCATCGACGGTCACCTCAACGACGCCACCGCCCTTGGCCTCAGCCTCCTGGAAGTCCTTCGGGGTCGCGGCACCAATCTCGGCGGCGCGCTTCCCGGTCTCACTGGTCTTCTTGCTAGTCATGTCGGTCCCTTTCGGTGGTTGGCGGTCCCAGAATGTGGTGACCCCACCCCGGCGCAGGGACCGACCATCCGCGCCGGGGCAGGGAGATAAGCGGCCGTCAGGCCGGGATCAGCGACTTCGCGTTGCTGTAGATCACGTAGTCGCCCAGCACCGAGAGCTTGTAACTCCAGGCCGTCAACTCACCGACCTTGAAGGCGACCTCCCCGCGCTCACCGAGCTCGAGGCGGGGGAAGACGATCCGCATGCGGGTGCGTGCGTCGCCGGTGGAGGCGGTGTCGAAGACGTCGAGGACGCCGGACAGGACGGTGACCGTGCGCTGTGCCTTCGCCGTCAGTTTGGCGACGTCCGTCTTCGCCGGGCCGGCACCGATCTGCTCCTGGAGTTTCTCCGCCTTGGCGTTCAGGAAGCGGGTCACGATGCCCAACTTCGACTCCAGGAGGATGGCCTCCAAGCCAGTCTCCGAAGAGTCCATGAACGTGCGAACCGTGCCATGGCCCTGGTGCCCCTTGATCTTGGTAACCGAGTCATCCATGGTCAGCTTGATTCCGTCGTCGCCGAGCCAGCCGCAGTCCTCCAGGGCTGTAGGGATGGCGGTGGTGAGGCCCTGAATCTTGGTGGCGAGGGCGGGGTCGTAGGCGCCCAGGAAGAGTGAGTCGTCGTCAGACCCGAAGCCGAGTACGTTGTCGGCATTGGTAGTCATTGGTTCTCCTTACGGATTCCGTGTGGTGATCTGGTAGGTGGCCGTCGCTCGGGCGGCCGTGATAGTCGGGTCGGGCGACTCAGATGGGGCGTTCCCCGTGACCCTCGTGACCGGCCAGTCATGACCGGCCACGAGCGCGTTCACGGCGGCGTCAACACGAAGGGCCAGGCGCATTGCCTGGCCCGTAGTGGGAGCGAAACTGTCGATGGTGACCTGACCGGTGGAGAGCACCCGCTGGTGCTGGCCCTGCCCGCCCGTAGCGAGCACCAGGACCAGAGGATCCGGCGGGTCACCGTTCGCGTAGGGGACGCTGGACACGACCTGCACGTCAGGCAGGGCCGCCTTCAACGCGGCCATCACCAGGGCCTTCGTGTCCCGAGACAAGCCGGCCATCAGTCACCCCCGATGCTGCCCAGTACCCTCTCCAGGGTGTGGTGCTTGATCTGCTCCATGCCTGCCTCCCGCGTGCCGGCGTGGACGTAGGCTCGGGCGCGCTTCCCCTTGTTGGAGGAGTGCACCTTGAACCCGTCCCCGGCGCGGGCACGCAGTTCCTCGGCGGCCTCAGTGACGACGCTCTGGGCCTCATCGGAGGACACGAGCGCCCGGATGCCCTTGCGGTCGAGCTTGAATCGCACGACGCCCATCAGGCACCCCCCGTCGTCTTCGGGTCGGTTGCGGCGTGGAGCGTCACCACGGTTCCCTTGGGCCAGCGGGCCGGGGCGCCCTCGACCCTGTACGTGATACCGGCGACGCGCAAGAGATCCGAGGAGCGGATGTCCGGGTGCTTCCCACGCCAGTACAGGGCCGGCTGACTGACGACCGGCGCAGACCCGGCAGTCACAGGCTCGGACGTGCCGCCAGGGTTGAGCAGGGCGGGCGGCAGGGCACTCTCCAAGACCGGTCCGGGGACAGCCTCACCGTACTGGTCTGTGCCACCGTCACCCGCCCTGAGCCTCGTCACGGAGACCAGGCCAGCGGCGATCACGGGGCCACCACCGGAGCCAGCAGGTCCACCTCGAACGCCGCGCTACGGCGTCCCCCCAGTTGCTTCAACTCAGCCGCCCGCAGGAACAGGTCACCCTCAGGGTTCGCGTAGGTCCATTGATCCGTGAACGGCCCCGTCGTGTGCATCTCCCCAGACACGAGGCCCCGCGGCTCCGGCAGCCCGTCAGCCGCCCCCTGCTCGGCCTGCAACGCACGCTTCACGACCGCACAGCAGATACGCTTCAACGTCACCAGAGACGCGTGCTGCCAGCGCGGAGCCGACGACTTGATGAGGTCCGTCGCATCCTCCAGCAACACCGCGGCCCGCTTCCGCTCCTGCTCAGACAGGCCACGCCAACGCGCCTCCAGGTCCTCCACCGTGGCGAAAGCGTCAGCCATTCTTGCCCCGCTTCGGGGACTCCTCCTCGGGCGGGGCGGGCTCCTTGGGAGCCTCAGGGTCCTCGGGGCTGGTCTCGGCGTGCTCGCCACCAATATCGGCGGCGTCGATACCCCACTCCTCCAGCAGCGGAGCAAGCGCCTGCATCGTGGCCTCATCCACCTCGGCCACCCCATCCACGAACTCGACGTGCGGGGTAGTCACCAACAGCGACGGGTGCTTGTAGCAAGTGATCCTCATGATTCCCTCTCTCTCAGGGCCAGGCAGGGGCGCCCCACAGTGCGCGGGGCGCCCCCAAGCCCGGTCAGCCAGCAGCCACCGTCAGGCAGCCATGAGCCTTCTCATTGCCGTACTCCAGGCCGATCTCCCCGTAGAGCTGCACGTCGTCCGACGCGCCGGTCTTCGCCAGCGGCTCCGCGAAGAAATGTCCCTTGTCGGGGATCTCCATGAAGGCCGGAGACAACTGCTCAAGGGACGCGACGATCAGCTTCGTTGCCGGCACGTACCGGTTCAGCATGATGTTCAGCGCGCCGAAATCGGTCTCGATGGTCTTCAGGTTGACGCCACCGACGTTGCGGGACGCCTCCTGGTACTTCGCCTCCTTGATGAAGATGCGAGTCAGGGCACGCTTCAGCGTGGAGTTCACGATGAGGGTCCGGGTCTCGCCCTCCTGGAGACCACCGCTGTTCCAGACCTTCTCGATGAGGTCAACGACGTCATCCTCAGTGAGTTCACTCGCCTTGTGGGTGGTGGTCGCCACGTTCGTGGTGATCGCCTCGATGAGGCCGCGGGTCTTGCGGGGTGTCTGGTTGTCCGTCGGCTTGGCGTACTTGCCGGTGATGAAGGTCTTCTCGACATCGCGAGCGATCTGCTTCAGCTGCCCGCTGATCTGGAAGGCCAACTCATTGGCGGGCAGGACGGTGCTGCCGATCGTGACAGTCGTCGCCCCAGGCGCGGGAGTAACCTGCTTGGTGGCACCCTGGGCGGTGTAGGAGACGGACACGGCCTCCTGGTGAATCTCGGTGACGTTGGAGGCAGCGAAGCGCTTGCGGGCCTCAAAGGCGGGAGCCTTCGCACCCTCGGTGCGCTGGCGTCCGTCCTCGGCGTCACGCAGGTCGAAACCGGACCAAGACCACTCGGTCCCGCCGATTGACTTGCCGCCAGTCAGGCCGCCGATCGAGGACAGCAGTGGCGTGTCCTCGGGGCTGGCGGCGAAGAGCTCGCCGACGTAGTTCGGGCAGTTGTAGGTGGTTGCCATGCCGGTGATTCCGGGCATCATGGCTCCTTTCGTTCGTGATGGCTCATCAGTGGGAGCCGAGCTTCAGGGCCTTCAGGGAGGCCGTGAGTGTCCGGTCCCCGGCCGCTTCGGCTGCGGCGATCTGCTCATCGAGGGAGGCGGCTCCCGCTCCGGGCGGGTTACCGTGGTGGCGGACGACCGGCTGGGCGGGGGTCTCGGCGGGCTTGGCCTGCTCAGTGGCCCACGCCTTGACCTGCTCAGCCCATGCGGCGGGATCGTCGCCGGGGCCTGCGAGGATGCCGACGGGGACACCGGTCTTGGCAGCGACCTCGGCGCGCTCCTTCTCGGCCCGCATCGCGGCCAGGTCGGCCTGGAGGCTGGCGAGGGTCTCGGCCTGCTTCTGGGCTTCGGTCTTGCCTGCGTCCTCGGCGGCCTTGATCTGGGCGGCGAGGTCGTTGGCGCGCTTCTCGGCCTCTCGGCGGGCGGCGCGCTCGGCGGCTAGGGCCTTCTTGCCGGCGTCTCCGAGAGTGTCGGTGGCGTCGCCCGTCGCGGGCTCCCCACTGGTCTGCTCGGTGGTCTCGGTGGCCTCGGTCGGCTCCGCGGACTCATCGGCACTGGCGGCCTCAGCGGTCTTGATGATCTTGCGCATTGGGTTCTCCCTCGGTGATAGGTGCCATCGCGGCACGACAAAGCCCCCACCGTCGCGGCAGGGGCTCATAGGTATGGTTGGGTCACTCGGCGGGGGTAGCCCCGTCAGTGAAAGACTCAGGGGCGATGCGGCGCATCTCGGCGGCGATAGCCTTGTCATCGACGGCGGCACCGGTAGCCTTCACGGCAGCCCTGGCCTTGTCATAGGTGGCGCGCAGGACGCGCGGGTCGTAGCCGTCGATACGGGGCTTCTGCCCCTTCCACAGTGGCGTCGGGACGCAGTGGCAGTCATGGTGGTAGGAGTGCCCCTCGCCACCAGCCGTCGCCTTCGTCGCGTAGACGAACCCACGGGAGGCGAGCATCGAGCACCAGGCGCAGCAGCCACCAGGACCAGGCACGCGCGCCCACCTCGGGCGGGCAGGATCAGCGGCCGCACTCATCTCCACAGTCCGCTTCCCCTGCGCCACAATCGAACGCGTCAGGTGGTTCCGCAGCTTGTCGAGAGTGTCCTCAGGGTCCCCGTCGAAGAGGCCCCGCGCGGCCCACCTCGTGGTCCGCTCCACCTGCTCGGGCGACAGGCCATCGGCCAGGACGGCGGTGAACCCGTCGCCGGCGGCGGATACGTCACGCAGCGCGTCATACCAGTCAGCGGCAGACGCGGCCGAGATATCCCCGTACCGGGTCAGCAGTCGGTCCATGACCTCACCGAGCGCGTCGCGTGCCACGGCAGGGTCAAGGGCTGCCAGGTCCAGGCGTGCGGCGAAGGCGTCGAAGTCCTTCACCGCCATGTCGGCCGCCCGGTCCAGCGCTTTGTCCAACCGCTCCAGGTCAGCCCGCGTCGCCACCGCTGGTCACCTCGACCGGGGCCTCAGCGGGCTCCTGTGGTGCCCGCTCGGCCGGGGCGGGCGTGGAAGCCAGCAGACGATCCAGCACCCCACCAGCCTGCGCCCGCTTGATCTGCGACCGAATCCTGACGATCTGCTCAGCGCTGTACCCCAGTTCCTCCAGAGCCACGTCAGTCTGAGCAAGCTCCGGGATCGCGCCGATCTGCTTGACCATGGCGTCGGACTGGCTGACGACGGACGGCATCGCAGGATTGCGCCAGCGAGTCGCGAGGTTCCGCACCTCATCACCCATCTCCGAGACGGGGATGCCGTCACGGAGACAGATCGCGTCCTGCACGACCCTATTCAGGCCGTAGCCGATGCTGCGCGTCGTGTTCATCGCCTCGACAACCAAATCCTCTTTGGCTGCGTAGATCGCCTCGGCGCTACTCGGGTTGTCCTGGACGATCCCGAGCGCGGAGATCGGCAGTGACGTCGCCGAAGCGAATTCCGCAGCCAGCGCGCGCTTCATCGCCAAGAACGGGTCCATGCTCTGCTGTGGGATCACCTGGAGGTCGGGCTTCTCCCCATCCTCATCCTTCGGCAAGGACTTGAGTCGCCCCATGTACCAGGACCAGAGCGGAGTCTTCTCGCCCTGCGCGTTCTGGAACATGGTCTCATCCGCCCCCAGCAGCAGCAGCGCCGGGGCCGCGTACAGGTCCGATGAGACCTCCGTGCGGAAGCCAGCCCGGACAACGCGGTCCGTGATCGACATGACCTCACGGCTGATACGCGACCGCCCAAACGGGCGTCCCAGAGCCGGCCGGTACGGCAGCGGCTCCATCGGGACCCGCCCCAGGGAGTGATCCATCCTCGCGACGGCCACCCACCCCCGGTCCCCCAGGGCCAGACGAGTCACATGCTCGCTGGTGAGGAGGAGCATCGACGTCGGCTTGCCGTTATCGTCAGCGGAGTCCACCAGCAAGCCGGCCTCCAGGCCACGGCGGCGCACATCCCACAGGCCCGTCGCCCACAGGGCGTCAGCACCCGTCACGACGACGTCGGGGTCTCCGGCGGTCGTGTCACCCGGCAGGGCCACCACGAACGAACAGCAGTAGGTCAGCGTGGCGTCCACGAGCTCGGGCACGAGCAAGTCAAAGCGGTTCTCGTGCAGGAGGCTCATGGCCCCCAGGGGGTCCTCCTCGCCCGACGGCGAAGTCACCCCATCCCACATGCACCGGGCCGCCAGCGACGTGACCGCCTTATCCGGCCAGCCGCACACGATATCCAGTTGGTCCCGCATGTAGGGGGGCACGGAGGCGCCCAGGAAGGCGACATTCACCTGCATGTCCCGGTACTGGCGACGCAGTGCGTTCCGGGCGCGCTTGGCCTGCCACTGCTTGACCAGGCGGGCCATGAGGGCGGCGTCATCCTCGGCCAGGCCGACGACGTCGGTCGGGACGGGGCTGTAGTAGGCCATCAGGTCCATCACATCACCACCCCCACACGCCTTCCGGTCAGCTCACGCGGCCGTCTCTTCGTTGTCTTCGCGGCCCAGTGGGCCAGTGTCAGTGCGTCCATGCCGGCCGACGTCATCCCCTCCGGGGCGGTCCAGCCGAACCCGCCGCCCGCGCCGATCTTCCGACGGGAGATGACGGCGGCCTCAGCCTCCAGCTCGGCGTCGTCCGGGTGAGACAGGGACCGGTCCCGGATCGCGGCGTCCATCATCGCGTGAGCGCTGATGACCTGATCCGTCGTCGGCGTCCAAATCACCTTCGGACTGAAGCCCGCGGCACGGAGCCGATCAACCAGGTCGCCGGCACCGGACTTGCCGTCCACGACGATCTGCGCCCACCGATCCCGGTGCTCCAGCAGGTAGTCCAAGATCCAGTGCACGCCCTCACCCATGTTCCGCACCCCCTGAGAGGTGCACAGTTGGCCGAAGACCGCCTCAGACTTGCGCTCAGGCTTCCGGCCAGCACGAGCAAGCGCCACCGTGGAACCGTCCACCGAGAAGCGGATGGCCGCGCACCAGCGCAGCCCGCTCGGGGCGTCGTCCACCGTCAGCGCGTTCCACGCCTCACGGCCAATCGCCTGAGAAGCGACCTCCGGGTCCCAGATACCCAGGCCCTCACGCCGAAACGACTCTGGCCCCAGTTGGCGCTTCATCCGCAGGATCGCCGACTCCGGCGTCCGGTGCGGGAACGACGGATTCGCCTTCCGCCACTGACGGCGGTCCTCCGGGTCCGCGTCATCATCCGCACCGATCTCCACATACAGGCCATCATGCAGGTCACCCAGGAGAGCGGCCTTGCGGAAGCCCGCAAACGCCTCGCTCGGGTCCGTCGGGCGAGGCGGCGTACCCAAGCGAATCACCAGCGGGTTCGGGGCCGTGTTCACCGCAGGCACCATGTCATCCAGGGCCTTCTGCCCAAGGATCTGCGCCTCATCGAACACCAGGATGTCCACCCCGGCGAAACCACGTCCGAAGCCACCCTCGCGAGCCCCGAACAGGATCCGGGACCCGTTGGTGAAGGTGATCTCCTGCTGGCCGTTCGCGGCGCGGACGTTGGCGATGTAGGGGGCGATCTCCGGCTTGCTGGCGAGACCCCGCATCGAAGCGAACGTCTCATCCGCCGTCCTCGTGCGGTGCGCCGTCCAGAGGACGAACTGGCCCTCACTCAGGGTGCATAGCGCGAAGATGATCGACCCGATGGTGTAGGTCTTGCCCACCTGCCGGCAGATCGACAGCTGGACGCCGTCAACTCCGGCGGCGTAGAGCCCATCCTTCCTCTTCGCGAGGATGACGCGCCCCAGCCCGTCCTGCCAGCGGTCGAAGCCCAGCCCGAAGCGCTTGCACCGATCGCGCACCGGCGGCCAGCCTGTAGCGGCCGTCCCCTCAGGCAGGATGAGGTGCTTCGCGATGTCGGACAGGCGGGGCTCAGATGTCGCCGAGCCCATCCTCATCCTCCGTCGCCTCAGTTGCCGTCTGCCGCTCACGCTCCTCGCGAGCCAGGTCAATCTCCCGGATCGACTTGTCCACCTCGATGAGACGGCGCGACAGAGCAGCCAGGTCACGCGGGGGCGTATCAGGGGCACTCACCGCGGCCGCGAGACGACGACGGAGCGCCACCATCACGTCCCGATTGTCCCCATGCTCCGTCGCGTCCAGGACGCTCATAGGGGCCGCGGGGGCCGTCTCATCGTCCCTCACGGCGCGGAGCTTGCGTGCGGCACCCATAAGCACCCCCTTGGGAAAAAACAGTGGGGAGAGATGCCGCTATACCCACGGGGGGGGCGAGAACGGGGGACGGGAGGGTATTCCCCCCTGTCCCGGTGTTTCTGCGGCTACTCTACCATGTTTCTGTGTCGGTTGTCTGTTGGATTCTGGTTGGCCGATCACGTTTCCGTTTCGGCGGCTTGGCTTTTCTGCCGTTTCCTTTGCGTTGGTTGCATTTTCGGCAGATGATTTGGATATTCTCTAATGAGTCGTTTCCGCCTCGACTGTGAGGCACGATGTGGTCGGCCTCAGGGCTACTAGGCAGTAGGCCAGCGTCCCAGGTGAGGCGGACGTGGCAGATGGGACAGTGCTCTAGTCCTGCTGCTCGCGCGCTGCGTTTGGCTGCTGCTGCGTTGTGGAGCCAGCGTGTGGTGCCGGTGCGTGAGGTGGCCATCGTGTTCTCCTCGCGCGTGTGCGCAGGCCAGCGCCTCACGCTGCTGTGCGTGGGCGCTGGCCTCGCTTCTCCCCATTCCCTTCTCCCCAGAAGGGTAGGCAGCAGTGGAGCCCAGCGACCGTGTGGGTCGGCTGGGCTCTGACACTTTGCCTATGTTCGTATGATGCGTGTTTCAGTGTGGAGGTGCAAGTGGTGGCACGCCTCGGCGTGTTGCGGTTTAGTCACGAGGCTGGGGTGTTCTGTTGTGGGGTGCCCCTATTGTCGACACCCCTCCCCCTATGTTGACGCCCCCGCCCCTTTGTTGATGGGGGTGCCCCTGTTTTGTGAGGGGGTGGGTTGTTTGTTGCAGCCCCCCTCTTTGTTGTGGCCTACCCCACTGTTTGTGTGCACCCCCTGGCCTTGCTTCCATTCAGTATGTAGGCATACACTTAAGCCATCGGGAACGAACCCGATACCAACTACATAGAGAGGAGGAACCGTGAACCAGGTTCTCACCATCATCGGCACGGTAGCGTCGGTGCTGGGACTGCTGGTCTCGCTGATCGCACTGCGGCTCACCTGGCCGCCGGACGGTAACGGCAGGCACCGGAAGTAAGAGACGGCGGGGATTGAAAATGGAGGTAGCATCTTCAATCCCCGCCCTCCTGGTCAGGGTACATCCTCTCGGGAAGGAACACCATGACTGAGACCGGCCGCCACCGCGTCGTGATCGCCTCGCTGGCCGTCGCCGTCGTCCTGGCCCTGGGTGGCGTCGTGGCCGCAACGACCACCGCGCTGGCGCCCTGGGCGATCTGGGGTGCAAGCCTCTGGGTCGCTGCCGGCAACCTGGTCGCCGCCTTCGCCCGCCGCAACAACAACTAACCCCCATCGCCCGCCCCATTCCGGGGCGGGCTCCCCGGAAAGGAACCCCCATGGCCCACTACAACTGGAACCCTGCTCCTGCCTCCGACTACACGGGTGCGGTCCTGGTCGCTACCGCCGATAACGGCGCGGTGATCCGCCTCCACCTGGATGCCTTCGACGACGAGATCGAAGCGGCCTTCGTGATCGAGACCAAGCCCGGCAAGTTCATCACCACCGAGGCGTCTGCCGACTGGCCCGCCGTTGAGCGCTACCTGCCCCGCGAGGAGTGGCCCGAAGAGATCTACGCCGGCCAGCACGGCCCGACGGAGCGTCACCCTGACCCGGCGGTGACGAAGGCGATCGACGCCTACCGCCGGATGATCCTGGACGACTGACCACCCACCTGCCCGGCCCTCACCTCGGGGGCCGGGCCTGACCTGGAAGGAGTAGATGATGAGCGCGAGCGAGGTCCCGAGCTTGATGGAGTTGGATCGGCTGCGTTGTGAGGTGGAGGCGGTTCGTGAGGCGCTGGGTGAGGTTGAGGATCGGCGTCGGGCTGCGGCGGTGGCTGCGGTGCGGGCAGGGAAGGGCAAGCGTCCGGTGGCGCTGGCTGCGGGGGTGACCCGGCAGACGCTGGACAAGTGGCTGGGAGACTGGACGCGCAAGCGGAAGGAGTAGCATCATGACCAGTTTCTATGACGCCACCAAGATCACTGGCATCATCCCCATCCCACGCTTCTTCAACTCTGGCTCCTACAGATTTTCTGACTGGAAGGCGAAGAGCCTCAACCCCCATTTCGTTGTCGCATATATCAGTCGCCGCTTCCCCCATGCTGCCGTCACCGTTGATACCGATGGTGAGTGGCCCCGTGTCAATCTTGGGGCGACGACACTCGAAATCCGGGGCGATATCACTGATCTTGGCGGTGGTGATTACAGGGCGTGGGAGACGCCTCGCGATGCCGCCGAGCGGCTGCTTGCTGCTCATGGCTGGGACCAATCCTTGTCGGTCAAGGAGCGTATCGCGGCGCTAGTGCGCCCGGACGTCCGCATGAAGGGTGTCCGCAACGGCTGTGTCATCCCCATCAAGCATGGGGAGAAGATTGAGGTCACCGTCGCTGACGGCGAGTGCACGATCACTGTTGGTGATACCTGCTATCACCGCAGTGAGTGCGGAGGTATCTGGGATGCGGCCTACCTGGCCGACACGCTTGCCCCTCGCTGACGGCCCCACAGACGCAAGGCGCCCCACCTGGCTGGTGGGGCGCCTTCGTCATGCTCGGATGCTGCTCACTTCATGTCTCCGATGGTGTCTCGAGCTTCGGTGAGCATGCCGATCACCTGGTCTATGGCCTCGGTGGCGTCGGCGGTTGGTAGGCCGGCTGCGAGGCCGCCGATGGCGGCGGCGTGTCCCATCATGGCGGCGGCGAGGCTTCCCTTCATGGACGCCTTGACGGCTTCCTCGGCGACGGTGGTGATCGCCGTCTGGATCATCTCTGGCGTCATGCGGCCTTGTCCTTCCTGTGTGCTGCGGCGGCGAGTAGGTCGCCGACGTGGTATCGGCCTTCGTGGTCGGTGAGGTGGCCGCGGTGTTTCCAGAGTCGGATGGTGCCGGGCCGGGTGGGGTATCCGGCTTGGGTGAGTAGCCGGGCGCCTTCGTCGGGGGTGACTAGCCAGTCGGCGGCCGCCTCCAGGTGGGACTGGAGGAGCGGCTGCAACTCCCACTGGGTGTCGCAGGCCGGGCACCTGGCCCACGAGGATCCCGGTGGGGCGTAGATGGGCTGGTCGCACACTCCCTGGTCCCCCAGGTCGGTGAGGCACCGCCCGTAGAAGCGTGCGTCCTCGGGGATGTCCACGAGGGCCGTGAGTGCCCGGATGGCGGCGAGGACCTCGGGGATGAGGGTGGCTAGCTCGGGGCGGCCGGGGTGAGCGGACGCGCCCCTGAGCGCGAAAGCGACGCCTCCCCACGTCTGCGGGGTGGCGATCCCGATCACGTGACCGGCCCACTTCCCCCACTTCAGTAGCGTGCGCTCGTGGGCGCTCGCGGCCTGGACGACGCCCAAGCGGACCGGGGGGCGGCTGCACGGCGTGACGCTGCCCCCTC